TGATGCTGACGTACAATCCGTTAGGCGCAAAGGTTCAAAGAATTCGTACATTTGCCAAATTTATTGATACAACTAACTTTGATCAACAGGTGCCTTTTGCGTCTGAATCAGATGTTGCTGATGCGCTGACAACAGAAGGCGGTGATTCGTTAATCATGCAAACTTTTAACGACACGTCGGACGCTAACGCAAAGATTGTAGAGACTTGGTACATCGATCGAGTGTCTGGAGAGAACCAACAATTTGTTGAGTTTGAACTTGCGCCAAAGATTGATTTAATTAACGTAAGCCTCCCGCGTAGGACGATTGAAGAATTCTGTCCTTGGAAGTACAAGGGTAAAGAATGTGGTTACGTTGGAGATAATTGTTTTACCGTAAACGATGCCTTCATCCCAAACGATCAAAAAATTATTGAAAACGGAGAAGTGACCAACGATATATGTGGAAAGCGCTTATCAAGTTGCCAAAAAAGATTTGGCATTGAAAATGATTTGCCCTATGGCGGTTTCTATGGAGCAAGACTTCAGGCTTAACGCGGAAAAACACGCCAAGACTGTTTGCCCTAACGAAGCGTGTGGTCTGGTTGTAAATGGGCGGTACTTTCCTTGCAAAAATATTGCGTTAGATCCGGCTACAGATTTTGCAATTAATCCTGCTGACTATGCCCGTGCCATGTTTGCTGGCACGATTGAGGCCGTGGTGCATTCGCACCCACAAGGAACACCAGTCAGTGAGCATGATCGAAAAGCTTGCACGCAAACCAAGATCCCTTGGTACGTTTATTCCGTGCCAGACAATCAATGGTTAATTATCAAGCCTTGCTAGGCCAACAGTGGGATTACGGCAAAACTGATTGCTACTCCCTGCTTCGAGAGTATTACGAGTTACTCGGGATTGATCTGCCGGATTTTCCGCGTCCTGAGTCGTTGGAGCGTACAGAAAGCATATTTTTCAAGCACGCAAAAGCTATTGGCTTTAAGCCGGTGCTTTTTGAAGACCGTCGCAATCATGACGTTTTAATCATGCGGCTTGGCACAAGAAATCCAATGCACGCGGCAATCTACGTCGGAAGGGATAAGATCCTGCACCAGCGAATGAACAGCCTGAGTGCTTTAGAGCCTTTAAACCGTTACTATAGGCAAAGCGTTGCGGCAGTTTTTCGCCATGCAGCTAGTTCTGTTGGCGGGTGAGCTGGGCGAGAAGTACGGCCAGGAGCACGAGTATTACAACCTTCAGACGCCTGCTGATGCAATCAAGTTGCTTTGCATCAACTATCCAGCGTTAAAGGCTGAGCTATTTCAAGCGCACAAAAACGGCGTTGGATACAGAGTGATCCAGGGTGGTGCGGCGATGGGATATGACGAGCTGCAATTGCCGTTTGGCAGCAAGCCATTGCTTGTAGTGCCTGTCATTACAGGTTCTGGTGGCGGGTCTACGACGCAGATTTTGCTTGGTGTTGGTCTGGTTGCGGCTTCGTTCTTGCTGCCAGGCGCTGGAATATTTGGAACTACAGGCTTAATTACTGGCGCTACGACTGGTACGTTCTCAGGGCTAGCGGCAACTGCGGGCCTTGCTGGAACGCTTACGACTGTTGGCACAGCACTAAGTGCAGTCGGTGCCAGCATGATTCTTTCTGGAACGGCAAACCTCCTTTCGCCCCAGCCAGAATTGCCAAAGGCGAATCGAATTAGAGGTGAAGGTTCAAATGTTCGTGGTCCTGGCCCTGATGGCATTACAAGAGGCGCATCCGGCAAGCAGTCTTATGCCTTTACCGGACCTGCTAATACGGTTGGAACGGGCACCACACTGCCTGTTATTTATGGGCGCGTAATAGCTGGCAGTCATTTGGTTGCAGCAAACTTAGATGTAACTGACAATTCTGACCCGCTGCAGATAGCAACGCAGACTCCAGGTATTGAAACAATTAAAATTAATGGCGAAACTTTGACTACAAGGCTAAAAGACTGTGGAGGGATAGAAAGCAGAAGAGGCACAACTTTGAACGAACTTATCGTTAACAGTAGCGATACAAATCGCAGCACAAAAGTTGCTATTAATAAGATATTTGGCCCTCCTAGCACTAATTCTAACCAAACTCAAAGACTAAAAGATGGAGCCGAGTACAGAAGCAACGCCAATAACGGAGGATGGCCTGCTCTTAAATATAAAGAGGACAGAGCAAAACGCAAAAAAATTGATGTTATCTTTAAGATCGCAAAAGGCTTGCACGATTTTGTTTCAGAAGAAGGAAGCACTAAGATTGATGGTTTTATTACTTACGAAATAACGCTGACGATTACTACAGGAGGGGCAGATATTCCTGTAGCATCAGCCCGCATAACAGTACAGGGCTTGACAAATGCAAATCAAAACGTTGTGTTTGGCCATCGGCTTGAAATGCCAAGAGTTCAAGATCGTAACAACGACGATTTAGCTATAAAAGTGGAAATTATTGAAGTTGGCCTTATTCCTACGGCTACATTTCAATTGCAAAGCTACGGCTACGACTTACTTGCACCCAGCACCTAATGGCTCTCAACTCTAAGACCAATCTTCAGATTATTGACGCAATTTGCGAAGGGCCTATCGACGGTTTCTCGAAGGAAGACAAAAGCATTTTTCTAAACGAAACTCTTGTAACACGTCAGCAATTAAGAGAAAAAAAAGACAATCCACCTTCTGTAAGTTATTCCTTAAAAAGAGGCACAGGCCGTCAAAGCAGCTTTAAAGAAACTTATCTTTTAAGCGATGTTACGACAACCATAGAGCCAGTTAACGAGCAGGTTGGTGCAAACTATACAGAGCCAAAAATTAGTGACACCAACTTAGTCATCAAACGAGACTACGGCGAGGGAAGTGTTGTCAAAACCATAGCTGATACTGAGGTTGATTTTGTTCAACTTGTTTTTACCGTACCAAAGCTATTTTGTGTGGCAGCAGAGGGCTTGGCACGAGGCCAGTTATTCTTTGCTCAAATCAAGCTAGATGTTGCAATACAAAGCGCACAGGGCGGTTATGTCTCTAAAAAAATCTGCATAGAAGGACAAAACAAGAACAACGTAATTAAAGGAATTGCTACTTCTGAATACCAATTTAAAACGGCTCCAATCAATTTGGCAGACGAAGATGGCATAAAGCGCCCTCCTTATAACATTAGGGTTAAAAAGCTAACTTTTGGCCCCGATAAACCTCGGAAAGAAAATGAGCCTATTGCTGAGGACGCTTTTGAAGTGTCTTTTAGAGACTTTGAAGACTTGCCTCGAAATACGCCAATTGCAAACAAACGGGCAGATACTCTCATTTGGAGCAGCATCATTGTCGGCAAGCGTACCAACGTAACGTATCCGCATACAGCACTTGCCTACCTAAGTATTGATTCAGAAGAGTACAACACTCTTCCTGCCAGAGCGTACGACATAAGAGGATTAAAAGTTCGTATTCCTTCAAACGCTACGGTCCAAAGATCAAACGACAGACGTGACGGAAGACTTAAGTTTGATAACAGTAAACCGTTTGACGGGAGTTTAAAAACTGGTCGCGAATGGACAACATGCCCAATTTGTTGTTTTTATGATTTATTGACAAACACAAGGTATGGAGCGGGTGACTTTATTACTCCTGGAAATTTAAACTGGGTTGATATAATTGAGTTGGCAGAATATTGCAATGAGCTTGTTGAAACCCCTGATGGTAACGAACCACGTTTTGCTATCAATACTGTGCTTGGTTCGCAAGCAAGTGCCTATGAAGTCTTGCAAGACATGGCAAGTGTCTTCCGTGGGATGCTTTTTTGGAAAGCCGATAACGTACAAATTGCTGCTGATCATGGAAAAGTTGGTGGCGGCGTACTTGCTGCAATTCACGTTTTTAGTAATTCAAACGTTGTCAATGGTGCGTTTGTCTACAACGGTTCATCACTTAAAACTCGCAGTACAAGAGTTCGCGTTCGCTACAACGATCCAGACAATTTATTTAAACCTGATTTTGTCATCATAGAAGACCAAGCTTTAATTAAAAAGTACGGAGTACAAGAGAAAGCTATTGTCGCGTTTGGTTGTAGCTCTAAGTATCAGGCACAGCGCATGGGACGTTGGGTGCTTCAGTCCGAAAAGCTGCACGATGACACGGTTACATTTTCAGTTGGCCTTGAAGGTTTAAACGTACTGCCAGGCCAGATCTTTGAAGTATCAGACGAAATGCGGCTTGGCACTCGTTTGGCTGGGCGAATTGCTGGAGCGCGTGTTGGATTTGTTGATTTAGATCAAACTGCAGTTTTGCCTTCTGGAACAAATAACAAGTTGAGCGTTGTTATGAAGGATGGCACGGTAGAGACTGTTGATATCGCAAGCGTTAGTGGAACGCGAGTAACTCTCGGCGCTGAGTTCACTCAGGTTCCTCCTGACAATGCCCTTTATGCAATCAAGAATGACTCTGTTGTTCTGCGTAAATACCGCTGCCTAGCTGTTGCAGAAGGGGAAGGAGGTGTTTACAGCGTCGTAGGAGTGCGGCATGTCGATAGTATTTACACAAATGTTGAGAGCAATAATGCACCTCTGGATTTGCCAGCCCCGTATTTTTATGGGCAAGAACCTGCTGCGCCGCAAAATTTAAAAATTACGTTCCAACAAATAGATGACGGTCGCAATACAACAAGTCGAGGAACAATTTCTTGGTCTAGGGGGCTTGCGGGTTCTGTTTCTGAGTTTCGAGTGCAATGGAAAATTGGTGAAGGCAACAACTGGAACCAAGCGGTTACAGCTAATACTTTTGTAGACGTTAATTCAAACTTGCAACAAGGTAAACGTTTATACGCTCAGGTAAAAGCTGTTGGCCCCGAACCGGACAAGCATCAATCTAATTGGTCAAGAGTTAACCGTGTAATTCCTGTTGCTGGGACAAGCGATGATGCCAATGACGTTTCGACAATTGTTATACCTCCAGATCCAGAAGAGGTAACTATTGAGTCTTTTGGTGTTGATCAGGTTGTTTTGCGTTGGTCTCCAACGGCTAGTGGTCAAAACGTTGAAAATTTTGTTGCTGTAATTAGGCATACAAGTAAAGTTGACGGTTCAGGGACATGGCCTAACAGCACCTTGCTCAGGAAGGTGTCGGCAAGAACCACATCATCTGTGTTGCCATTGCTAAATGGTGAGTATTTAATTAAGTTTGAAAATGCACAAAAGCAGCGCAGCAATAACGCAATTAGTGCAGTTATTAACCTGCCTGATCCTATTCCTAGGTTCAATTATGAAATTTTTAGAGAAGATTCAAAGCCTGGCCCTTTTACGGGACAATCAGATAATGTCTATTACGACGACAGTTATGATGGATTAGTTTTAAGTGGCGATGGCGATTTTGATTCAATTTTAAACATTGATCAATTTGACTCAATAAACAATTTGGCGGCTACCACTTTGGTTAGCGGTGAAAGTTACGCAATTCTGTCTGCAGGCACGACCGACTTTACGGCGATTGGCGCTAGCAATAACAATGCAGGGACTATTTTTACGGCCACAGGATCCGGTTCAGGTACGGGAACGGTTTATGGATACTTTGATTTTATTGGGCAGCAAGTTTTTAGTGGCGAATACATTTTCTACAACATTGTTGATTTAGAGGCTAAGTACAGCGTAAGGTTACAGCGTATTTTGACAGCGCGAAGTCTTTATTTAAGCGATTTAATTGATGACCGTACAGAAAACATAGACATTTGGTCTGATTTTGACGGCACCATTTCTGACGGTACAAACGTTGAAGTTTATTTCAGAAAAGAAAATGAACTCAAAATGCAAGCTAGTCCGTCTGTGCCCGATCCAGAAATTCTTTTTGAGGATGGATCGAAAATTTTGCTTGAGGGAAGTACCGATTCACATCTGAGGCAAGAGTCAGATCTTTTCTTTGATGAGTGGATCCCGCTTGAAAATAATGCGTATGTGGGGCGGTACTTTCAGTTTAAGGCTGTGCTCACAACAGAAAGGGACGACCAGACACCCATTGTTGATGAGCTTGGCGTAACTTTCCAGCTGGAACGACGCACAGAAAACAGCGAATTTATGCAGTCTGGATTTGGGACAAAGGCCGTTACTTTTGATAAAGCATTTTATGTCGATGGTGATACAGGCGTGTCCGTTGGCATTACCGCCTTGGATTTAGAGCCAGAAGATTATTTTCTGGTGTCAGAACCAACGGCAACAGGTTTCACAATTACCTTTAAAGGCACCTTTGATGGTGACGAGCTTATAAATCGACGCTTCAGCTATACTGCGGTGGGATACGGCACACGCGAGGATTCTTAATGGCTCAAGCAGATGGTGTCGTCGCAAACGGCAGTGGCGCAGCAGTAAGGGCTGAAATTAACGCGCAGCTAGCCGCTGTTTTTACTAATCACAGCGGGGCAACTCAACCCTCAACTATTTTTGCCCACCAATGGTGGTATGACGAAAGCGCGAATATACTAAAAATAAGAAACGATGCAGGAAGCGGCTGGATTGATGTAATTAATTTTGCCACGTCTGGATCGGAAGGAGCCCTTGTACTCCCGATTGGGACAGCAGCAGCTACGTCAATTGGTCCTGCATCAGCTGCCAACTCAGGATTTTTCTTCCGTCAAGGGAGTCAAGCGTCATACGGATATGGCGTGAATTATTCAATGGCTGGGACTGAATGGCTCAGTATTGACGCTCAAATTGATGGTGATAACAATCGTCCGGCATTCAATTGGCGTTCAAGAAACGTAAGCCTCGGCAGCAATGTTGCAAATGATGCTGGCGTTCAAATGACTCAAGCGGGTCGCATGATTGTTCAAAAAGATGGCGGCTGGGTTCTTGGGCTAAATCGCACTTCAAATGATGGCGATATAGTTTTATTTGCTGGCCAAGGCACCACTGAAGGAACTATTTCTGTTAGCGGCACCACTATTTCTTATAATGGCGCTCACCTATCACGTTGGTCTCAATTGCCTGGAGGAGGTAGTCGGGCTGAAATTTTAAGGGGCTCAGTTATGAGCAACACCGATGAAATGTGTGAATGGGGATCTGAAGACAATGAACAGTTAAATCGTTGCAAAGTTAGTGATATTGAAGGCGATATTAATGTCGCCGGAATTTTTCAAGGCTGGGACGATGGCGACGAGACCTACACCAATGATTTCTACCTTGCTATGACAGGTGATTTTGTCATTCGAATTGCTCAAGGAACAACCGTTGCGCGGGGTGATTTATTGATGTCGGCTGGTGATGGGACGGCAAAAACTCAAGCGGATGACATTGTTCGCAGTAAAACAATTGCAAAAGTTATCAGCACTAATGTGTCGACTACTTACGGGGATGGCAGCTATTGTGTTCCTTGTGTCCTTATGGCTTGCTAATTGTGGCTGACAGAACTATTTCAGCGTTAGCGGCACTTACCGCGCCAGCAAACAACGATTTATTTGTTGTTGTTGACGTTGACGAACCTCTTAGCGCCGACAAAAACAAGCAGTTATCCGTTAGCACGCTGCATAAAACAGCACCTGATGGCTCAGTCACTGCACCATCAATTGGATTTCTTAGCGACATTAATCTGACTGGGTTTTATCGCAGTGCTGCAAATGAAATTGGGATTAGTGCTAACGATACTTTTGTCGCTAAATTCACAACTGCTGGCTTCCAGCTAGGTGCTGGAACGGCAGCCGCTCAGTTACATCTGTTTAGTACAGATACAACTGATCAAGTCGTTATTGAAAACACTGACGCTGGTTTAGATACAGCGCCAGACGTTGTGTTGTATCGCAACTCAGCAACGCCTGCTGCAAATGACAACTTAGGTAATCTTGAGTTTCGCGGCAGAAATGACAACAGCGAAAGCTTTGCCTACGCGCAAATTCTGGCGCAAATTACCGATACAGCAGATGGCAGCGAAGATGGCATTCTGCAGTTGATGTCTGCATCTGCTGGAACGACTGCTGCGCGTATCACCCTTAAAAGTGACAAGGTTGGGATCAGTGAATCCAACCCACAACATCCGCTCCACATCACAGAATCAGTTGCAAACACTGGCCTATTTATTGAGTCAGTAGAGGCGACTGCCGTTAGCGCAGCCGATATAACGCTGTATCACCATCGTGGCAGTGCAGTTTCTGGGCAGGATAACGACGTTATTAGCAGCCTAGTTTTCCAAGGCAATAACGATGCCTCGACACCAGAGCAGATTGTTTTTGGATCAATTGCCACTTCAATTGTTGACGCTAGTGACACGACGGAAGACGGCAAGCTTGATCTAAAGGTCCAGGCTGCTGGAACGTTGACGAGCATGGCTGCGATTACAGCAGCAAATGTGACGTTAGGTAGTCGTCCAATTTTGCCAACCCATACTCCTGCTTCTGCCACTGCTACTGGTACGGCTGGCGAAATTGCATGGGACGCAAACTACGTTTACGTTTGCACTGCAACAAACACTTGGAAACGAGTGGCGATTGCCACTTGGTCTTAAAATTAAGGCAAAGCAGCGGCAATCATGTCAAACGTCAAAATTTCCGGCCTGACCGCTTATACCAACCCGGCGGTTAGTGACGTCCTGCCGATTGTTGACTTGCTCAACGATCAGACAAAAAAGATCACAGTTGCGGATCTGCTGAAGAATGGGTTTGGACCTGGAACGGTAGCACTTCCATCGTTTGGGTTTATTGGCGACCCAGATACAGGAATATACAGTCCTGGGGCAAATCAGTTTGCGGTTACAACCGGTGGTACGCAACGTTTGCTAATTGATGCGTCTGGCAATACAACGATCCAGGGAGATTTGACCGTTAATGGCACGACGACAACAGTTTCAAGCAACACGCTGTCTATTAAAGATAAGAACATTGAAATTGCTGTTGTTTCCACTCCTACAGATACAACGGCTGATGGCGGTGGAATTACGCTAAAGGGTGCTACTGATAAAACTCTTACTTGGGTTGATAGCACTGATTGTTGGACATTTAATCAGGGGTTAAACCTGACAGCAGGAACAGCGGGCGCGCCTGCGCTGGTATTTAATGGTGATGTAAATAGTGGGTTATTTCAACCTGGAGCGGATTCGTTAGCGATTGCAACGGCTGGAGCGCAGCGCGTCACGGTTGACAGCTCGGGAAATGTTGGGATTGGCACCTCGTCGCCTTCAGCCGAACTTCACGTTAGTGGTAGCGGTCAGCAAGACATTATTATCGGTTCAACTAATGCAGGGGGTGCTCGTCTTGTTTTAGATGGCGATTCAAATGGGGATGGTTCAGGTGGTGATTTTTCTGAGATTGTTCATTCAACAGGTGGTCATTTAGAGATTAGGGCTCGAAATCCTGGTGATAGCGCAACGATGCGTTTTGAGGTGGATACGGGCGAAAAGATGCGAATCGACAGCTC